TTACATCGGTACGCGCACCGTCACCTTGCGCGGCCGGGCATTGCCCTTGCCGGGCACCAGCACGGTCACCACGCAGGTATCGCCCTTCGGCTGCGCCGAGAGAAGCTCGCCACCCGTCTCGGACACCACCTGCTCCGCGGCGGCGCTGCAGTCGCCCGCAACCTGCACGACCTCGCTCCCGGATCCCGTCGGGACGGGACCCGGCAGGGTCAGGCTGGCCGCAAGGGCGGTGATGAGAAGTGGCGAGGCCATGAACATACTTTCAGGTGCGGATCACTATGATGCAAGCAATAAACGATCCTCGCTGAATGGCAAATGAATGGGGGACGGAACTTTATGGCGGATTTCAGCGCACCGGATGGCGAGCCGAAATCCGTCCGTAAACGGCAATGAGGCCGCCGATCGTGCCTGCCGCGGCGACCAGGAGATCGGCCAATTCCCCTTCGTCTCCGGCCGTCACCTCGACACCCGCGGCATTGGCAAGCGAGGCGGCGATGGCGATCAGGGCGCCCCAGACGGTGCGCGATTTGTACCAGGGTTTCATCTCGTCGTTCATCGGTCATCCTTTCGTTAGAGAGTAAGATCGGCTTCCGCCGCCACGCCCAGCGGCACCGCCCGGCCCATCTGGCGCACGCGAATGCGGATCGACGCCTGCGCCATGCCGAAGTCGGAAATTTCCAAAGCAGCCGGATAGGTAAAGGCGGGGCTGCCGGTTTCGACGCGCCGCACCACCGTGCTGCCGGAGAGAATGTCGAGGCGATAGGCTTCCATCGGCTCGTCGAGCGGAATGTCGGCGGCAAGCCAGGTATCCGAATCGATACGACCGCGCCGTATCCAGGAAAACTTCGCGGCGCCGTCCGCACCGCGCCGTCCGCGCAGATGCCCTGGTGCGAGCGGCGTCAGCGCCCGCTCGCCGCCGGCGAAAGCGAAGGGGCCTGCCCGTCCCTCGGTCGCCCCCGTCGCCTCGATAAGCCAGTTGGAAAGCCGCCCCGCCTCCTCGATTTCAAGTCCGACGGGCCGCACGGCCTCGTCCAGCACGACCGCCATCGCTCCCGAAGGATGCCCTGCCGCCATTGCATCCTCGGTTCCGTGCAGGCCGCGCAACAGCGTGGTCAATCGCCAGCGCCCCGGCGCGGTCTCGCTTGCTCCGGCAAAGCCGATGATCTCCCAGCCGCCGTTTTCGGAACGCACCGCCAGCCGGTTCGCACCGTTCAGCATCGTCACCACATCGACCGAGGAAAGCCCGCCGGACGCCAGATCGAGCACGATTTCCCGTTCAGGATCGAACCGCCCGAGCACGCCGGGAACAAGCGGCGCCGAAAGCCAGCCGATCCGCGCCGGCCGCTCCAGCCGCGCGCGGGCGCGAAACCCCTCACTCCCGTCGGAACTCGACACGACCATCGCCCGCCACGGCTTCGCATAGGCCGCGACCCGAGCGAAATCCTCGACCGCGCCGCCCCCGCAGACCGGCAGGTCGAGAAAGACGACCTCGGGCGCAAAAGCATCTGCCGGTCCTGCCCCGCCAGTGGGAGAGCGGCCGCCCTCCGCCGGTGCGGATGCCGGGCTGTCACCGGCGGCAATGGCGCGCGCCTCCGCCTCCCGCACCAGCCCGTCGGTCAGGCCGGTGATAAGAAAACGCCCCTCCGGCCCGTCCGCAAACCGGATGACATCGCCGGGCGTCAAATCGAGCATCGTCGGCGGCAGGCGGAACGTGACGCGGCGTTGCGCAGCCCGCTGGTCGCGCAGGACCGCCTCGACAGCGGATGCCGCCGCGCCGTCATGCAGCACCGCCGGCAGTGCCAGCCGAAGGACGCGGTCGCTGCCGCCGGCCATGCGGCGGGAACGCGCGGTCACGCGCCCATAGGCCGCGGCAGCATCGAAATGATCGAGGATCGCCTCGCCGGAGAAATCGCCGGCATGACCGCGGCTTTCCTCGAAAGCCGCTTCGTCGGGCCGTTCGGCCAGAATATCGATCTGCAGCGGCGGCAGCGCCGATTTTTGCCGTGACCGGAAGACCAGTTTGCCGTCCGCTTCCAGCGCATCGATCTGGAAAGCCTCCATCAGCGGCTCGAGCAAAGCACGCGCGGAGGACTGCTCCGCCTGCACGAAGCCTGGCAGGTCGCCGGCAACACCCGAAACGTCGAAGGCGGAAAACCCGTGATCGGACAGGATCGCCGCAATGACATCCGCCAGCGTCCCGGCGCCCAACCGGCCATTCAGCCAGTGCCCGCGCTGCCAGTTACCGCCGTCCGACCACAGCGCCGTGGTCTCCGGAAAAGCCGGATAGGGCCGGGCGTCCCAGGTCCAGACAAAGACATGGCCGGGATCGACCATGCCCGCCTCCGGTCCGCTCCCCTGCCACCAGCCATGATGCGCATCGAGAAACCGCCGCTGGACGGAATCGCTGCGCGCACCGCCCGAAAAATACGGCAAGGCGTTTTCCGCACTTTTCGGATCGACGAAGACATTCGGCTGGTTCGGGCCCTTGTCGATCGCCGGACAGCCCAGTTCGGTGAACCAGACCGGTTTCGATCGCGGCACCCAGGCCGTGTGCCCGGCAAGCTCCGCTCCGCCGGGGCCGCGTTCGTGATGAAAATTCGTCCACCAGCTCTCGATGTCCTTGTAGCGAAACACCCAGGGCTTGCCCGCCACCCCGTCGGTGATCGGCGAGCGCACGCGCCCCGCGCGAAAACTGTCGCTGGCATAATACCAGTCGAAACCCTCGCCCGCTGCGATCAGGCCCTGCATCGCATCCAGGTCGTCGCCATGGCGAAATCCGTCCGGATTGCCGGTCAGGATGTCGCCGTCCCGCCAGTCGGCGAGCGGCATGTAGTTGTCGATGCCGACGGCATCGATGGCCGTGGACGCCCAGAGCGGATCGAGGTGATAGCGCACCTCCCCACTGCCATCGGCCGGCAGAAAGCCGAAATATTCGCTCCAGTCGGCGGCATAGGTGATCTTCGTCGCCGGCCGCAGCACCGCCCGCACGTCGGCGGCGAGGTCGCAGAGCGCCGATACGAAGGGAAATTCGCCCGCCCCGTCGCGAAGCCACGTTAAACCGCGCATTTCCGAGCCGATCAGGAACCCGTCAACCCCGCCCGCCGCTTCCGCCAGAAGCGCATAGTGCAGGATCAGCCGCCGAAATCCCTCGTCGCCAGCCGGCCCCGAAACCGCCTCGCCCGAAACCGAAAAATCCCCCGCTTGCGCGCTCCCCACAAAGGCCGCGACCTGACTGCCTGCCGCCGCCGTGCCGCCAGCCGATTGCGGATGACAGGTGATACGCCCGCGCCAGGGATAGGGCGCCTGCGCCAGGCCGCCATAGGGATCGGGCAAACCGTTGTCTGCGGGCACATCCATCAACACGAAGGGATAGAGGTAGACCTCGATCCCCCGCGCACTCAGGTCCTTGATGGCCGCCACCACGCTGGCGTCGGACGGAGTGCCGCCATAGGCTGGTCCGCCGCCGCTCTCGCTGACCACATGCGCCGCCGCCCGCCCGATGCCGCAGACGCGCCATGGCCGACTTTCATCCGTTCGGGTGGAAACCTCCACGCCCGGCACGATGCGGCAATGCCCCGCCCGCAAGTCCGTCCCGAACCAGGCAACGACCAGCCCGACGCGTTCGAGATTCGGGCAAAGCGTCAGAAGCTCATCGATCGAGGCCTCCCAGTCCGTCGCTGCGACAAGCGTGTTGCGGTTGATGTTGCGCCCCTTTCCCGCTTCCAGTTTTTCCGTCACCAGTCGCGGGTCGTAGCCGTGTTCGCTGGAGCCCGGAATGATCGTGACGGCGCGAATCTTCTCCTCCAGCGAGCCGACCGGCTTCAGGACTTCGAACTGCAGCACGGGAATGCGGTTGCCGAAGGTGTCGAGCGGCAGGTGCTCGAAGACGACATAGGCAAGCCCGCGATAGGCCGGCGTGTTGCCGGTGCCCTGTTTCGCCTCGATCAGCGGATCGGGCGCCTGGTCCGCCGTGCCCCGGTAGAGCCGTATCGCAACCCCGGTCAGATCGAGCTCGCGCCCATCCGCCCAAACGCGCCGGATGCCGGCGATCGGTCCCTCGCAGATGCCTACCGCGCAATTCGCGAAATAGCGGAACGTCTCGACGCGCGGTCCGCTCGCCTTGCCGCCAGTGCGCTCGACGGATGCCTCCTCCTCGAAGCGCGTCGCCCAGATCAGCGTGCCGCCGATGCGCGCGGTGCCGTAGACACGGCTGATCGCCGCGCCCTCGTCTGCGCCGGGAATGCGCGCATCGCCGAGCCGCGCGCCGGAAATCTTGGTCATGCCGTTGATGAGCGAGCGGTCCACCACCGAACCCGCGAGCGCACCCGCCGCCCGGCCGAGAATGGCGCCGAACGGCCCGAACACGCTGCCGAGTGCCGCACCGGCCGCCTGGAAGAGAAGCGTTGCCATGGATCAGAAAATCTCCGGAAAACGGAAGACGCCGGCAATGCGCCGACGCCAGCAGGGCACGAGCGGCGATTCGATCACCGCCGCCTGCTCGTAAGCGTGAATGAACCGGCCGCCGGGCGCCGCGATGCCGGCATGTTTGGCCGCCACCCCGGTTCGCCAGCGGAAGATGAGAAGATCGCCCGGACGCAGCGTCGAAACGGGCAATGGCGCCCCGCAATGTCGCGCGGCGGCCGCAAGCAGCCGCTCCTCGCCCGCCCGCTCCGCCCAGTCGGGAGCGTAGGGCGCCGGCACTTCCGGTTCGGCCCCGTAAAGCTCGCGCCAAACGCCGCGGATCAACCCCAGACAGTCGCAGCCGACGCCCTTCAGCGCGCCCTGATGCCGATAGGGCGTGCCGATGAAGCCGCGCGCCACGGTGACGACCCGCTCGCCGGTCACCTCGTCACTCATAAAGCGGCCTCCCGTCATGCACGGTGTCGCCATCCGCGTAGCCGTAGGTGAAATCGCTGCCCGGCATATGCGGAAATCCACGGAAATTCAGCTGGTTGGCGAACTTCGCCTTGCAGGTGGAAAAGCGTTTGTCGCAGCCCGCCGTCACTTCGAGTGTATCGCCGACGGCGAGGCCCGAAGGCCCCGGCAGCCAAAGCACCAGTTCGTCCGCGCCCTCTGCCTTGCGATGATCCTCGATATCGGCCGCAAGCCCCGCTGCCGCGCCGTCGGTCACCGTCAGCATGCCGTAGCGAAAGAACCGCTCGGCAAATCCCGAAAGCCCGGCCACCCGCAGCCGCATTTCATCCGGCACCGCCAGTACCGTCGCCACCGCCCGGTAGGCGGGGGCCGTGGCATTCACCCCGCAGCGCCCGTCACCGAGAACGGCATCGCAGCGATGCCCGTAGATGCGCCCGCGCACCTGGTCGAGCCCGTGTGTCAGCCGCCTCAATTCCGCGCGAAAAAGCCCGCCTTCGCGGCGCACCTCGCCCAGTTCCGCCGTGCGCAGCAGCAGCCGTTCGGATGGATCCTCCCAATTGACCGTGAAAACCTCGACCTTGGCCCGGTCGTATCGCCCGGCCGAAAGATCCTCCGCCCGGATCGCCTCGGCGGAAAAGCCACCCGAAACCTCGCCGCTTTCGGCGGCAAGCCCGTTGCTGTCCTCCGCCTCGCTCGCCTCGAACCCGCTTGCCGCCACATAATCCGTGCCGTCGAAGGCCAGATCGCGGTCATGATCGGTAAAACCCAGCACCACACCGTCGCGCCGCGTCACGCGCCAGGCATGGCAGAGCGTCGTCACGCCACCGTCGAGATGGGCCTGAAGCCCCGCCGGTATCGTCCTCATGGCTTGATCTCCACGAGCGGAATGGAGGGAATGCGCCCGGCATTGAACTGCGCGAGATCGATGTCGAGACGATCGGTATCGAAACGCACCGGCACGTCGAATTCGAACCCCGCGCGGATGACGCCCGAAACCGGAACCTTGCCCGGCTTGAAGGTCACGATGCCCGTCGCGGCATTCGCCGTATAGTCGTCCACCGGCACAATACTGCCCGCCACCGAGACGATCACCGTGCCCGCCACCGGCTTTTCGATGATGCGCATCGTTCCGCCTCCGGCATCGGCATAGCGCTTGACCAGTTGGAAGGCCGCCGTCGTGCCGTCGCCCGTACCGATCTCCTGGTCTCCCGCCGCGGGCGATGCCGCCGGCGCGCCGGACCTGTGGTCGACGGGATCGTGAAACCGGAACCCGTAAAATTGCCCCGCCCGCGCCTCGAAGAAGGCGAGCACGGCATAGAGATCGTCGATCGAGCGCACACCCGATCCCGCATCGTAGCGCCGCCGCGCATCCTGCCAGCGTCGGTTGCGGTTTTCGCGCCCGTTGGAAAGGCTGACGATGTCCGTGCGCCGGACCGGCCCGCCGCTCGTGCCGAGCGCGACACGCAGCGGAAACCGCACCTCGTGAAATCCTGCCATGTCTGTCTCCGGTTTCGAGGCCCAGCCTCACAAACTGCGCTGCCCGCGCCCGACGGCGCGCGTCAGCATGGCCGCGATCTGCCCTTCGGATTTCCGGAAGCTCGCCGCATCCTGCGCCGTCACGTTGAAAACGATGCGCGCGCCGGCATTGCCGCTGCCCTCGGTCGCCACGCCAAGCGCGCCGTCCGGCCCGCGCTTCAGCGGCAGGATCGCCTCCGCCCCGGCTTCGCCCATCAGGCCAAGCCCGCCGCCGCTGCCGCTGCTGCTGAAATAGGTCGGAGAGGCAACAACGCCGCCCTTGGCGAAGGGTGTCACGCCGCCTAGCAGCGTGGAAATGCCGGAGGAGAATACCCCCTCCAGCGGCTTCAACCCGGCCGAAAGCGCGATATCGCTCATCCGCCGGGCAAGCCCGGTGAGCACGCCTTCCAACCCCTTGCCGTCGATGACGGCGCCTCTCAGCGCACCCGTCAGCGCCGAACCGAAAGAGCGGGAACGTGCCTCCAGGTCGTCGAAAATTGTCGAAAGCTGCTCGGCGGTCTGCTTGGTGCCATCCAGCGACCGGTCGTCGGCTTGCGCCATGGTTCACTCCTTTTCGTCGGGAAAGGCCTGCATCAAGGCCATCAGCTCTTCACGCCGCGTCGCGATCGGCAGGGGCCGCAGCAGGCCGAGCACATAGGCCAGTTCGCGTGGCGTCATGGCCCAGAAGGCCGTCGCGGGAAGCCGCATCCGGCAGAGCCCGGCATGAAGCACCGCCTCCCAGGGGAAGGCAGCGGCCTCCGCGCTCAGGCCGAATGCGGCACCGGAGGGTTTGACGCCTCGCCCTCCGCCTCGAATGTCGCCTGCAGCAACTCGGCCGTGATGCGCGCAAAGCCCGCAAGCCCATCGGCCACTGCCATGCCCGCCACGTCCTCGTCGCTGAAAAGGTTGCCGGCGCCGCGCAGTCCCGCACCGATGATGCGGATGAGGTCATCCGCCTTCAGCCGGCCGGAAGAGAAGCGCTCGGCCAGCCCCGCCATGCTGTCGACGGCAAAAGCCGTCTCCAGTTCGGCGAGCGCGCCGAGCGTCAGGCAGAGCACCCGCCGCTCGCCGTCGAGGAAGGCTTCGATCTCGCCGCGCCGCCGGTTCGCCCGCGCGCCCATCAGGGCGCCTCGAAGGTCAAGGAACCCGCCGATTCCAGCGCGATCTCGAACAGGATCTCGCCGTCATGCGCGCCGGAATATTCGAGCGCCGCCACCTGGAACGGGCCGGAAATGATGCCGAATTCAGGAATGGCGATCTGCCATTCGGCAATCGTTCCGGCAAAGAACACCGTGCGCACCAGCGCGTCGGATGCCTGGTCCTTGAAAATGCCGCTGCCGCTCACGGCCGCGCGCTGCACGCCCGCGCCGCCCAAAAGTTCGCGCCAGCGCCCCGCCGAATCCGCATCCGTCACGTCGACGAGCTGCGCGTTGAACGACAGCCGCTTCGACCGCAGCCCCGCAACGGTCGCAAAACCGGCCCCGTTCTCGATCTTGAGCAGCAGATCCCGCCCCTTCTGTGCCACCATGGTCAGGTCCTTTCCTTGAGGTTGTTCAGGTTGCCGGTTCCGTCACAGCCCGAAACTGCATTTCGGCGTGGTGGAAGCGGGTTTTGCCGTCGCGCGAGAGCCGTGTCTCGCGATGGAAGAGCAACACCAGGCGATAGCCGGCAAGCACGAGCGCCGCATCATGCAACAGCGAGCGCACGGCGGCAGCGATAGCCTGCGCCTGCCGGTGCCCGGCCGCATCGGACCAGATATCCAGCGTGACCATGTGCTCTTCGCCCGGTTCCGTCGCCGTCGAATGATCGGAACTGACAATACCGGCGACCACCACCAGGGGCGCGACCGGTGCGTCGAGGCGCCGGTCTGTCACGGCATTGCCGCCGAGCAGCGCCGTCAGGGCCGTATCGCCCGACAGCCTCTCGTAGATCGCCTTCTGCAAGGCCCCTGCTGCGCTCATGGCTTGATCTCCTCGCAGTCGCACAGCGTGTAGCGCCCGGTCTCGTCGGGGTCGCGGAAACCATGCAGCGCAAAGAGCCGCCCGCCCTTGCGCAACCGCATGCCACCCGCAAGGTCGCTTCGGCGTCGCAGCCATATGCGATGCGTCACCGTCACCGGCAGCGCGCCCGCCGTTTCCTCCGCACGTGCAGAGACCGGCTCGATGCGCGCCCAGAGCGTCGCCAATGCCGAAAAGCCCTGCGTTACGCCGCCCTGCCCGTCCGGTGTCTCGGCCGGCTGCTCCAGCACGAGCCGCGCCGAGAGCGCACCGGGATCGATGATCCTGTCGCGCGCCATCAGAGCCTCCGCTGGCAATGGGGGGCGATCAGACGCTCGTATCCCTGCGGCATCGCCCCCGGCTGCTCGTCGAGCGCAAGCACGCCGCGCAGCTCGAACATGGCGGCGACGTGCAAAAGCAGCGCCCGCTTGAGCGTATCGGGCACATCCGCGCCGCTCTCGCCGAAACCGGCGATGAAATCGATCTCGATGCCGTTCAGCGCCCGCTCGGTCGCGCGCCGCCCGGGCAGCACCAGCCGCGCCGGCCGCGCCACGCCGTCCAGCACATAGCCGGACGTGTCGATTTCGACCGGGGCACCAACCGCGTCGTAAAGCGTCACGATCTCAATGGTTTGCACCGGCCCTCTGGCAATCTGAATCACATGGGTGTCCGGCCAGTCGTCGAGATAGAGGCGCAGCAGTCGCGAAATCAGGCAGAGCCCCGTCTGGTTCTCGAGATGGAGGCGCGCCGCGCGGATCAGTCCCGACAGCAGCAGGTCCTCGTCGGTCGTCTCCAGGCGCAGATGCGCCTTCACCTCCGCAAGCGTGATCGGCTCGGCGGCCGGCGGCAAAAGTTCGGCGATGGTCATGGCGATCCTGTCGGATAAGGAAAAAGGGTGCGGGCGCGGCCGGGAGGAAAACCGCGCCCGCGGCACCGGCGTCAGGAAACAGCCGCCGGTGCGAGGGAAAGCGTGAGAAGAAAATTGCCCGAAACCGTCAGCTCACTGCGAACTTGAGCAGCTTGATCGCCTCGAAATTCTGCACGCCGCCGCCGACGCGCTTGGTCGTGTAGAACAGCACATAGGGCTTGGCGGAATAGGGATCGCGCAGCACGCGCACGCCCGTGCGGTCGACGACGAGGTAGCCGGCGCGGAAGTCGCCGAAGGCGACGGAAAAGCTGTCGGCGGCGATGTCGGGCATGTCCTCGGCCTCGGTGATGGCAAAGCCCATCAGCGAGGCGGCCTGGCCGGGCGTGGCCGGCGGACGCCAGAGATAGTTGCCGTCGGCATCCTTGAACTTGCGGATCGCGCCTTGCGTCTTGCGGTTCATGACGAAGTTGGCGTTCTGCCGGTGGCCGGCCTTCAGTGCATAGATCGCGTCGATGAGAGCGTCGGACGGCCCGCTGGCCTTGAAGGCGCCCGCCGCACCCGTGGCGATGTAGCCGATATTGCCCCAGCTCCAGCCGGCATCGGCGACATTGGTATAGCTGAGGAACCCCTTCGGCTTGTTCGTGCCGTCGCCCGAAACGAAGGCCGTGCCTTCCTGTTCGGCGAAGACGATGCCGATTTCCGAGGCGATCCAGCTTTCGACATCGACAGCCGCGTCGTCGAGCAGCGCGGCGGTTGCCGCCGGCATGGCGTAGAGTTCCATCGTCGGGAAGGAGAGCTCGGCAAGCTGCGCATTGCCGGTCTGTGGACGCGATGCAGTTTCCGCCACCCAGCCGGCGGCCATGCCCGCGGTCGCGAACGGCTTCTTCAGCACGGAGCCGGAGACCTGCCGCACCGTCGCCAGCGCCCGGATCGGCGAGGCGGCGGAAAGCCGGCGGCCGATATCCGTATCCGCCTCCGGCGGTACGAGATAGCCCCCGTCCGAGGCCGAGCCGACCGACATCGCCTTCTCCTCCAGCGCGCGCAACGCACCTTCGTCGCCGCGACGCATATAGGCCGAGAAGGCCGCCTTGTGTTCGGCCAGTTCCAGGCTCGCCGCCCCGCCGCCGCCGAGCGCCGGGCGCGCCTTCTTCAGTGCCAGCTGGTCGATGACGCGCTTGTGCTCGTCCATGGCGCGGTTGATGCGGTCGACCTTTTCACGCGTCACCACGTCGGAGGTCAGCTTCTGCTCGATCTCACCGAGCCTGATGTCGTTGGTCTCCTTGAAGGCCTCGAAGGCCTGCATGAAGTCGTCGAAGGCGGCGGTCATCGTTTCCGGCACGGCCTTGATCTCCGGCGCGGTTGTCCTGGTATCCGTCATGCTTCTGGTCTCCGTTAGCGTTTCATCATCATCCGGGCTGCCCGGCGCATGGTGCGCACGAGCTCCGTTTCCTTGTCGCGGAACCACCGCGCATTCTTCACGTTCGACACCCGCGCCGAGGGCAGCATGGGGAAGGTGACGATCGAGATTTCCCAGAGGTCGGCTTCGAGGATCCGGCGCACACCGCTGCCCCGATCGGTCCTCGAACGGACCGTCTGGAAACCGATGGAAAGACCGTCGAGGGCGCCCGATTTCATGAGGTTCAGCACCTCGCGGGCCCGCGCCACGCCAGGCGAGAGCACACCCTCGACATAGAGTCCCCGCGCATCTTCGCGGATGGTGCGCCAGCGCCCGATGGGTTCGGCCGGGTCGTGCTGGAAGAGCATGCGCACACCCGCGGGTCCGCGTTTCTCCAGCGAGCGCCCGAAGGCGCCCGGCGCAATCGCGTCCTTGCCGAGATCCACCTCGCCGAAGAGGCTGGCATAGCCGGAAAACACCCCGTCGCCGGAGACGCCCGCAAGTGTCAGATCGGCATATTTCTTCGTCCGCCAGACCGGCAGGTCGGTGGTTGTCATTGGTCTCTCCGATGTGAAATGAGGAATTGGCCCATAGGCCGGCCGCCCTGCGATCCGGCTGCCTGTTGGCTATCGCCGCATCCGCTCCGCCATACGCGCCAGCACGCCGAGCCCCCACCAGGCCGAAAGGCTCGCCGCCGCCGAGCCCGTCAGCAGCACTTCCGCCGGCCCGAGATAACCCGCGATCCCGAGCCGGACCGCGATCCACAGCCCCGCCGGCCCACCGAAGACGAGGCCGCAGGCAAGCCCGGTGAAGAACCGGCACCCCGCCTCGCGGCGGCTTTTCGGCAGGAGATAGATGAGCGAGACGGCAGCCCCCGCCGACGCGCCGACCAAACGGGCCGTCCAAAGCCCGCCATCGTTTCCGAAGTCAGCCATTGTTAAGCCTTTCAGTTTATTGTGAAAATCAAGGTCGATCAGCCATAGGCGGCCACAGATGCCCCGCCTCACGCGAGGTTGGGCAAAACCAATCCCTGAGTCTTTTGAGTCGGTTGGGGCGATCTGTTCGAAACCCGATTCAACGGCTTCATACAAAGATTCCGCTCGGCGCGGAGACGATTCAAGTCACGCAGCCAAACGTTTGTTTTTTCTTGTTCTTTCGGCAGAAAGACTGTGCAGAAACCTGTATCCAGGCGCACTGCACGCACGCACCCTTAAAACTTGCAGTTGACGCAGCGCCGGTAGCAAAAATAGTTTCCGCAACCGTCATGATGACGGCCAGCAGTCCGTTGTCGTCTTGGCTCGGACTGCGCCCGATCCGCGCCCGGCCCCTGTCAGTATCCGACCGCCCGGCGTTTTTCCTCGTCGCTGAGGAAGGTTGCCGCCCCCACCCGCGCCCAGAGTTCGGAGCGCTCCGCTGCCAGCCCGCTCACCTGATCGAGGTCCGGCACCAGCCGCAGCGCACCGTCGCCGTCCTCATCAAGCCATCCTGCAAAGGCCGCTGCCGTGCGGCTCACCAGCGGCAGCACGGTCAGTCGCCAGAAGGCGCGATTGGCCTCCTGGTAGTTGGCATAGGTGGCGTCGCCGGGAATGCCGATCAGCATGGGCGGTACGCCGAAGGCGAGCGCGATGTCGCGCGCCGCGCCGTTCTTCGCCTCGACGAAATCCATCTCGCGGGGCGATAGCCCCATCGCCTTCCAGTCGAGCCCGCCTTCCAGCAGCATCGGCCGGCCGGCCCGCGCCGGGCCGGAATACCCCTCCTCCAATTCGCTTTTCAGCCGGTCGTACTGGTCGGGCGTCAGGTTGCCGCCCTCCTTCGGCTGATAGACGAGCGCGCCGGAGGGACGCGCCGAATTGTCGAGCAGCGCCTTGTTCCAGATCGCCGCTGCATTGGACAGATCGAGTGCCATCAAGGCCGCCTCGAGCGGCGCGAACCCCAGCTGGTCGTCGAGCGGATGAAACAGCCTCAGATGCAGGATTGCCTGTCCCTCGCCCGCAGCCCCATCCTTGACCGGATGACGGCGCACATGATTGCCGGCGCGATACTCATAGGCCTCCGGCCAGCCATCCCGACCCTCGATGATGCGCACCCGATCGGGCCTCAGGAGATGCAGTTCCCGCAACCCCTCGCCCACCCGCACGCCCTCGACGAAGGCGTTGCCGGAAAGCAGCAGATGCCCATAGAGCATCTCGAAGAAATCCGTGCCCGCCATGCGTCCGTTCGGCCGCCGCAGCAGCGCGAGCGCCAGCGCCTCCGGCCGCTCCGTCTCGCCGTCATAGGCCAGCCAGGGCACGGACGCTGCCGCCTCTGCGATCATGCGCACCGCCCGGTGCGCCACCGGGTTCTTCATGAACCCCTCGCGTGACAGCGAGGCATAGGATCGGCTCGACCAATGCGCCCGGCCCTCGGCCGTCAGCGCGAAAAAGCCTGAAGCCTTGGTTTCCGCCGGCACCGGACGCCGCCGGGAGAGGAAAGAAGGGAGTTTCATGATGTCCTCGGTTTGTCGAATGTGAAAAACATCGGTGGCGCAGCACCCGTGGCATGGATCCTCGGCTCAAGGCCGAGAATGACCAAAGAAGGGATGTACGCGCATCATCGTGGCGTCTCCTGTGCCGAGCTGTTCAAGAGCGGAAAGGCCAAGCCTCCCCACCGTCATCCTCGGCCTTGAGCCGAGGATCCACGCCACGGCCACAGCTATCCGCCCAGCGCCGCGAAAAACGCCTGCCCGTACCCCGCCACGCGCTCGGCCCTGTCCAGCCCGTTGATGATGCGTCGCGCACCCACCCAATCCGCCCGGCCCGCCGAAAAGTGGCCCGCCAGCCGCCGCCCCGTGAAGGCCCCGCGCAGCATGCCGACGAAGAGGATGTCCACGGAAACCGCCATCTCCATCGCCCGCTCCGGCCGGGAAACGAGGTCAATGCCCGTCAGCACCGAAAGCCGCTCGTAGTTGCGCCGATGCGTGATCTGCACCAGCCCCCGCCCGAGCCAGCTGTGCCCCGCCGCATCGCGCCGCCAATAGGGCTCGGAAACCTGCGGCAGTTTTCCGGCGGCAAAAGCCCGGTCGAGCCTGTCGATCGCCGCCTCATCCGTCTCGGCGAAAGTCTCGCGCACCGGCTGCAGACGCCCGCCGGTTTCGTGGTGCGCCGTCGCCAGCATATAGGCGAGGAAGCGCCGGTCCCTTGTCTCGCCGCCCGCCTCGAAGCGGTCGAGCAAGGCCGTCAGCCCGGCGACCTGCGTTCCCGCCAACCGCCCGTCATAAAGCGCGCCGCGCACGCCGTCGAAAAAAACCTTGCGATCGATTGCCATCGTCAAACCCCTCGCACCCGCGGCTCGCTCTGCCGGTCGAGCACCAGCGCCGTCAGCGCCCAGACCAGCGCATCGAGCCGGTCCGGCGAGCGCCCGGCGGAAAGCCCGTCCGGGCCGAAATCGCACATCTGGTCTTCCAGCTCGGCAAAGGCGCCGGCATGGGCCACGCGCCCCTGCTCGTAGAGCGCCGCCACCGGCTCCGCGCGCAGAAACTTGCCGCGTGTCGCCCGTACCGTGGTGACCGGCAGGTCCGCCTCCACGCTCTTCAGCATGGCCGTCACCATGTCGCCGCCCTGGTTGATTTCCGCCACCACCCGGTCCGCATCGAACCGCTTGAAGGCCCGCACGACAGCCCCCGCCCAGCCCGCCGGGCTCGCTCCCGTCACCGAACAGTCCGCCAGTACCACCGCGCGACCCGTGCCATCCAGCCCCGCCACCACGATGCCGCAGACGGACGCGGCAGACGCCGTCGCCGGCGGATCGACCGCCACGACGATGCGCGACAGCGGGCCGGCGTTGCGCAGCCGTATCGACTCCAGCCGCGCCCGGCTCCACAGCGCATCCTCGCGGTCGGCGATCAGCTCGCCGTCCAGCTCCTGACGTCCCAGCCGCGTGCCGCCGTAGCGGTCGGCCATGGCGGCGATGAAGCCGGGCGAGAGATTTTCCGCATTGTCCTGCGTGCGGATGCGCCGCACCGCCGTCTTCGAATCGGCCGCCAGCGCCCGCAGCAGCGGCAGCGGCCGTGGCGTCGTCGTTACCAGCATGCGAGGGTCGGCGCCGAGTCGCAGGCCGAATTGCAACATGTCCCAGGTCTCCTGCGCATGTTTCCACTTCCCCACCTCGTCGCACCAGGCCAGATGGAACTGTGGCCCGCGCAAGCTCTCCGGATCCTCCGACGAAAAGATCTGCGCAATCGAACCGTTCGGCCAGACCAGCCGCCGGCGCGACGCCTCGAAATCGGGCCTCGCCCGCCCGGCAATCCGGCAAATCCCCGAGACGCCGTCGATCATCACTTCACGCGCATCGCCGAGCGTTTCCGCCACAAGCGCGATGCGCAGGTCCGGTGCGGATAGCGCCAGAGCATGCACCCACTCCGCCCCCGCCCGCGTCTTGCCCGAGCCGCGCCCCCCCATTAGCAGCCACACCCGCCAGTCGCCCGGCGGGGGCATCTGCGCGAGCCGGCCCGTGAAGTGCCAGCGGTTCAGTTGCCGGCGGCTATGAAGCCGCCCATCCCTGGAAGACGGCGCATCCGGAGGCTCGAAATCGGAACACTCGCGCCCCTTGCCGACCCCTCCCTCGGAGGGAGAGATCGGAGCATCGTTCAGCGACGCCCCCGGTTTTGCAAGGGGTCGACCATTCCCGCCGCCTAGTCCGGCCTCCAGCGCGTCCATCTCCTCGAGCAGCTTTTCCGCCGCCGCATTCGTCTTGATCGTCCTGAACCCTGCGGCCAT